AACAGCAACGACCTCAAGCGTTACGTTCGCCTGTCATGCACTGCCAAGACCGGCAGCCCCTCAAGCGCTGTCACATGCTTTGGCTTCGGCCTCAAGAAGTACGGCTAGTCTCTTCTTGCGAGTGGGCAAGCCCCTGCCTGATGGCGGGGGCTTTTTCATGGCTGCGCGGAACGGGTAAGATGATGAGGACTTTAGCCGGTGTGCTATGAGCCTTCCTCGAATCGGTGGCTTCTCAGCCCCGGCCACTGCTGATTTCGCTGATCTGGACTACGACGGCAGCGATCGGCTGATCACGATCACCTACAAGCAAGGTGGCTCTGGCGGCGGCACCGTCGGCGTGCTCAACATCACCTACGTGAGCACGAGCACGCGCGTAGACACCATCTACTGGAGCTGAATAGATGGCTTATAAGTTCAACCCACTGCTCGGCATTGGCCTGGATGATGTCGGCGAAGGTGGCGCGGCTGCAGTCAGCGACATCTACGTGATCGCCTGCAGCACTGAAACGACACCACTCAGCACCGGCACCGCGAAGGTCACTTTTCGGATGCCCACTGCCGGCACGCTAACGGCAGTGAAGGCCACGGTCACGACCGCTCCGGTCGGCAGTGCGTTGATTGTTGACATCAACGAAGCCGGAACGTCTGTGCTCAGCACCAAGCTCAGCATTGACGATGGCGAGGAAACCAGCGCAACGGCAGCGACGCCAGCCGTGATCAGCGATAGCTCACTGGCGGACGATGCCGAGATCACGATCGACATCGACCAAGTGGGCAGCGGCACCGCAGGCGCAGGGCTCAAGGTCTACCTCTACATCACCCGAGGATGATCACCATGAGCAGTAATTTCGCGCTTTGGGACTCCATCACTGAAGAGTTGATCCGTTACCCCCGCGCTGATGATGAACCCGTGGCGCAACTTGACCCACGCTATCGAGTGCTGCGCATCGTGCGTGAGCCGAAGCCGGATGCACCCGAAGGATGGGGCGTTCGGCAGCGGTGGTCGGTTGATCTGACCGCTGGTGAATGGCGTCACGGTTGGGAGCTGATCGAGCTGCCGCCACCTGCGCTACCGACACCGGATTACGTGGGTTTTTACGCGGCGCTGCTGGATTCAGCAACCTACCAAGCCGTGATCCAGATGCCTGCCACTGCTGAGCTAGCGCGTGCTCTGGCGGTGTTCGTAAGTGCCATTCAGGACGCAATGGCTGGCCGCGTCAAGCCTGTAGCCATGCAAGGCGCTATTTGGCTACTGCTGGGGCAGGTGTCGCTCGCTGATGGGCATGTGGCCGAGCTTGCTGAGTTGATGGCAACGCATCACCTTGATCTCGCCTACACGTTGACACCGGCATGAGCATTATCTACATCAACCCGTATCAGCTTGCAGCGCCGTGGTCCCCTGCCGAGATCACTACTGAGCTATGGCTTGACGCTGCAGATGCCAGCACTCTCACCAAGAGCGGTGGTCTTGTATCTCAATGGGATGACAAGAGCGGCAACGGACGAAACGCATCGCAGACCGACTCAACGCTGCGACCGGCTTATCTTCCGACAGGCTTCAATGGAAAACCTACGATTGAAACCGACGGAGGCGACGTCCTTGATCTCGGTACAACCTCACTTGGCCGAAACGTCGACGGCATCACCGCGGCGATTGTCGGCATACACCCAGTCACAGCATCTTTTGGCAGCAACTCGAATGAAGTTTATATCAGCACGTCGAGCGCTAATAATACACGGTTTGCTTTTACGCCAAACCCATCGGCAAGCACAGCCGACCGATATGCAGTCGCTGGAAGACGCTTAGACGGGGATCCGTATCGAACAGCATCAAGTTCCACCAATTCAGTTGCGAACAGTGGCAACCCGTGGATTCGCGTGGCCCAGATAGCATACTCGTCCGGTGTAGCAAATCACTGGACCAATGGCACGCAAGACCTGACAAACGGGACAATACAAACACCAGGTTTCACAAGTAACACAGATTCAATTAGCGGATCAGTATTTGGTGGGGTTACAGGACTGCCGAACGGTTCACAACTCTGCGAAATCGTACTTACACACTCAGCGATGGCCACCGCTGACCGACAGAAACTTGAAGGCTACCTCGCTCATAAGTGGGAACTCACTGCAAATCTTCCCGCTGGGCATCCGTACAAAAACGTGGCGCCGTAAACTGATTCCATGAGCGTTCAACCCGGCCAGCACAACATCTCACTGCAGCGCAGGGCAGACTTTGATCGGATCGTCGGGTCAGCGATACCTTGACTCACATCCGCAGGATCCCCAGCTAGCCTCCAGCCATGGCATTCACCGAAGACCTAGACCTGTTCCTGGACACTGCTGAGATGGCGGTGCCGGTGACAGCTGGCAGCGTCTCAGGCAATGGCATCCTCGACATGCCCAGCGAGACGATCGCCGGCGGCATGGTGGTCAGCACTGACTACACCCTGACCTGCCGCACTGATCAGTTCGGCGATCTGATGCACGGCGCTGGCATCAACGTCGACGGCTACCCCTACAAGCTGCTCGGGCCTCCGATGCTGCTGGATGACGGCGCATTCTGCAGCCTGACCTTGGAGCGGCTCGCCACACCAGAGCAGAGCGCATCAGACCCGGCTGTGCTTGATGGCGACAGCGTGGGAACCACCAGCACCGTGGTGATGGATGGAGGCAACGCGAGCACGACCTACATTGAGGGCAACGTGCTGGACAGCGGCGGCGCATGACCACCTTCACCCGTTTCAAGCTGCGCAGAGACACAGCAGCGAACTGGACCGCGGCAAATCCGGTGCTGCTGGCGGGTGAGTTCGGGGTGGAGACTGACACCCGCCGATACAAGATCGGAGACGGCACGACCGCATGGACCGGCCTGAGCTACTACATCGAAGGCGTGCTGGCACGCGGCCAGGCCAGCAAAACCACAAGCGGCACCATCGCCATCACAAGCGCCGGCACCTACCAAAGCACAGGCCTCACGGCGACGCTTGACAGCGCAACCGACTATCAAGTGGTCCTAGGCACCAGCGATACGTTTGGCCTGAAGAACGACAGCGGCGCAACCAAGCTTTTCATGGTTCAGGCCAGCATGGATGCCTATGCCGGCAACAACCACACGCTCGGCATCAAGCTGGCCAAGAACGGCGCTGGCATTGATCAGTCTGAGTGCCGCGCTTTCAGCGGATCTACGGGGCAGATTGCAAAGCTCTTCTGCTTCTGGATGATTGAGCTCGCTGATGGCGATGAAGTCGCGCTCTATGTAGCCAACATCAGCGACACAACCACGATCCAATTCCAGCGCGGCCGCATCAGCGCGATCGAGGTTCGCAGCTGATGGCCAGCATCCGTGAGCAGATCCTCGCCGCCTTGACCACCACCCTGGGCTCCACCACCGGCGTCACGGCGGTCTACCGCAGCAGGGCGGCAGCCATCGCTCGTGCTGAGGCTCCCGTGCTCATCGTGCAACCTGGCCCCGGTCGCGCGCAGAGGCACAGCACCTGCAAACTTCACCACACCATGGACGTGGAGGTGATCGTTCACACTCGGGGGGAAATCCCCGATGTGCTGGTGGATCCGATCATCGTGTCGGCTCATGCGCTGCTGATGGCTGATACCACCATCGGCGGCCTGGCCACCGACATCGTGCCCACAAACGACAATCCCCAGCTCGATCCTGCAGACCTCAGCTCGATGTGGTGGGTTCACACCTACGAGGTGCAGTTCCGAACGCGGGAGGGCGACCTAACCCAGGCTTGATACCGTTGACCATCGCATTCTGCCCATGACCAAGAAGTCAACCCCAATCCCGCCACGGCCAACAGAGGGCGGATCGTATGAGCTCGTGAACAACGAGTGGGTCTGCGTCAGGCGCACAGCGCAGCCGGGTGAAGCGTTGCCGGAACCTGAGCCCGTGGTATGCCCTGCCCCCGTGGCCTGTCAGAATGAACCCGAGCCTTCCCCTGTTCCCGACCCGGAGTAACCAATGGCCCTGTGGAGAAACCGTCTGGCCTTGGTGAAGGCCGAAAGCACCTACGGCACCAATCCCACACCAGCGGCGACTGATGCGCTGCTGTTCACTGAGCTCGACGTCTCGCCCCTCGAGA